AGAGCAAGAACAATGGGCGCTTTTTGGCAATACTTCTCATATGCGCAATGCAGGATACGACAATTCACGAAAAAATGAACTTGTTGTATTTATGGATGATGATATTGTTTTACCTAACAACTATAGACAATCAATGATAGACTACGTTGAAGGTGTAGAAAATTTCACGTCGTGTACCCCTAAAGTTATTTCTTGTAAGGGATTTGCACTAGGGTCTTTAGGTATTCACCAAAACTTCGAAATATACATTAGTATGTTTATTGTGATGACTAAAGAAGTTTTTGAAAATAATCGCTGGGACGAAGAGCATGGCTACTACTACGGACCTCCAGATAGGCCTTGGCCAGAAGATGTACAATTTTCGTATGACCTAGTTCGTAACGGATATCCTTTAGTTTCTACAAGATCTTTCTATGTGTATTTAAACGATCCTGAGTTTTATGTTTATGTAGGTATGAATAGAAGACATAGAATTGATAAAGCCCCATATCGAAGTATTAAAAAATGGGATGAAGTTGTAATGACTACAGATAAAGACCAGCATATAGCTGCTTACAATACATTAATGGAGATTTAACTATGCCTGTACTTTACGATAGCAGGACTGAAGCCAGCAATACGGGTGCTAGAATACTGCAAGAAGCCCTAGGTAATAAGCTTAGTGCAGAGCATTTAGCTAAGTGCGTTATTGGGCGTGATATTGAAACTTTGTCTGCTTTTGACGGTAAACGTATTTATTGGACGCATAATAACCCTTGGGATGAAAAAGAAAACCGAGCGCCTCAAGAAGTTTATGAAGAATACCATCTGCTTCCAGGCACTAGGTGGAACAAAATTGATAGTATTGTTTTTACTAGTAAATGGCAAAAACAAAAATACATAGAAGCCTATAACTTTACGCTTGAAGATTTATCAAGACTTAAAGTTATACCAAACGGCATTGAGCCAATTGCCGATTCAGCAATTAGTAAATCCACTGACGGGCAGGTACGATTAATTTATGCTTCTCCTCCAGATCGTGGTTTAATGCTGCTTTACGCTGCTTTTACAAGACTTATTGCGGACAATCCTAATATTGTGTTAGATGTATATTCTTCTTGGGAACAGTTAGGAATTAGCCCAAACGCAGATTTTGTATCTCGTGAGATTTTACAAAAATGCGAAGAAAATCCTAATATTAATTACCATGGGTATCAACCTCATAATGTAGTATTAGAAGCAATGGGAAGAGCAGATATTTTTGTTTATCCTTGTATGTTTCCAGAAGTTACTTGCATGCCTTTATTAGAAGCCATGTCTGCTAAAGCAATTTGCATTCATCCTATTGGTGCTGCGTTATATGAAACATCACAAAATGCCACCTTTAACTATGAAATTGGTAAGTATCATAAAGACCATGTAGACTTGTTTGTAAAGCAAACGCAAATTGCAATTGATGCGGTTAATGATGGTAATACTAGTATCTTTAACTTAGATGAACAAAAAAGATTGGTTGATGAAAAACATGCATGGGATGTTGTAATTCCTCAGTGGGAAGCGTTTATTGACGGGTAATAAATATGGCTAAGTTTTATCTTAGGGGAACAGGTACAGATACACCCCGACTAGACTATAAAGGCAGAAGTTTAAGTTATAACGAAATGGACTCTAACTTTGCTGGTTTAGGTAATGGGAGTAACGGTATCTGGGTTGAATCTGTGTTATCTAGTGGTGATGTTGTAGCGTATTCTGATGAAAGATTAAAAGACAATATTAAAACAATTGCAAACCCCCTAGATAAAGTATGCAGCCTACGGGGTGTATGTTTTGATAAAGACGGAGAACCTGGTATTGGAGTTATTGCACAAGAAGTAGAAAAAGTTATCCCAGAAGTAGTTAAAACAAATGATGATGAATTATCTACAAAAGCAGTAGCTTATGGAAATTTAGTTGGTTTACTTATTGAGGCTATAAAAGAGCAACAAAAACAAATTGAACTGTTATCTGAAAAACTGAGAGATTCTAATGACACTGCCTAGCACCGGTATTATTTCTCATGACATGATACGTAATGAAATGGGAGGTTTAGACCCCATTGAACTAAGCTTTTATTATGGGGCTGCCCCAGGCTTACCTATAAGTGGTCAAATTGCTAATAGCGATTTTTATGGAATTACTAATATATTTCAAACGGTCATAACTATCGGTAAAACGGTTGCTAATTTTGGTACAACCGGTCGAAAAGGATTTGGACTAGCAGATAAAACTGCATTTTTGCACCCAGAAGCAGGGCAAAGTTTTGCGGCTTTTGGCCAAGCCAGCCAAACTAAATATGTGCTTGGAGGCAATGATCTTTATGGGCTTCATGCAGGACTTGATTATCCCTATAGTGCTGGTAAGTGGATTGTTGTTACAGGAAGTAGCACCTTGGGACAAGGAGGGGCTTGGGACATTATGAGAGGCCGAAGAGTTGGAGACACAGAATGGATTTATGTAAATCGGAAGCGAGATTCTACTGGGTATGGAGCTAATATTCACGGCATTGGTTATCTTTTGTTTAATGTAAAAACTAGACAACCGGAAGAACCTGTAAACCAATTCCATTCATTGTTGTGGGACACTCCTGTTGATGACCAAATTGAAGTTGAGTTTATTTAGGACAAGTAATGATAGAGTATAAAATTATAAGGATTGACGTAGACATGCAATCTATGCAGCTAAAGTATAGTATGGCGGGGTACCCCGATTACTACACTAGAATATCTTTTCCTGTTCCTTATACAGAAGAATCTTTACATGACGTAGCTAAAAGACAAGCAACTCAAGCTCAAATGTACTGGGATACGTATTTTAAAAATCCACCTATTCAACTAGAAAACTATACAGGAACTACTAAACCTACTTATGTTAAGCAACCAAAAGATTATGATGCAGGTAACTATAAACTTGTAGAAAAAGTTGTAGAGGAAGAAAGTAGAATACTAGTTACTTATGAAAAAGAACCTCTAACTGAATATGAAAGGACTATGGCTATTAGAGATAAAAGAGATGCTCTACTACAGCAAACAGATATTTTTGCTTTGTCAGATCGCCCTATGTCCGATGAAATGTTTAATTACAGAAAAGCATTAAGAGAAATTACAGAGCAAGAGGGTTTTCCTTACGAAGTAATCTGGCCAATATTTCCCTTAAACTAATCTCTAAAGGACTCATCTTTTATGAGCAATATAAAATTTTATGCTCTTTGCTGCAGAAATATGTATGCACTAAAAAGACATCAAAGAACAATACCTTTAGAAGATTTAGTAATAGTTATTAATACTCTTGATAAAGAGTTTGAAACAGATGCTAAGCTTTACTGTCTAAGTGAAGGGATAGAATACTATATTACAGAATCAGATGGTGGTCCTTCCGTAGGTAAAAATAGTGTATTGGACTTATTTGAAAAATCTGACTACGAATATATGGTATTAATTGATGGTGATGACTTTCTTACTCCTCATGGTTACTGGACGTATAAACAACTTGCAGAAAGCAGAAATAAAGTAGATGTAGTAGCCCTTAGGTTTCAATATGGTATTCATGCAGAAGCAGGCTATAACCCTGTTGTAGCCGCATTAAACACGCCTACTCACCGTTCTCCTTTGCTCGGGTCTAGGGGTACCGATAATCCCGACGCAATTCATGGAGGAGGAAACAGATGTTTTTTGCACGATCATGAATGGTGGTATAGAGCTTTAAAAGGAAAATTGCTAGAAACAAATTTAGCAGATCCTCACAGCTTAGCTATAAATGATGTGCACACTAGGTGGGCAAGACTTTGCTATAACTATATAGATAGATGGGAAACTCATTTACGTTTAGTATTTTTTAGTAAAAAAGCTGTAAAAAACAATAGGTTTGATGTGCGTTTTCGTATTGGAGAAGACACTTTATTCTATCTAACTTTGAAAGACCAAGCTCTTAAAGGTAACTTTGAAATGAGACATCTTTTTGATGTACTACCTACGTATGTTTATGATACAAGAGTTGATGGACTTGTTGTTGAAGAAAAAGATAAATACGGCGAACCAGGTACCCAAGACTATGGATGGTACCTATGGCTTAAGAAGCTAGTGGAAGAGTACGAAAATTATAAACTGATGGGTATGATGCATAGACAAAAACTGGACCATATACAAATAAAAACCCCTCAAGTATCAAAAGTAGAAGAAAAGTATATTGTAAGAGATGAGGACTCTTTTTATCATATTATTTGGCCAGAAGGTTACAGACCAGATACTTTAGGGTTAGTAAACTATCCAAATCACCGTCCTATATTTTATTAAACTTATGTGATATACTATTTAAGCAAAGCGAGTAATAACTATGAACCAAATTTTAATAGGAATGTTGTTGTTAGCGGGAACAGGTGGTTACTTCTACTACAATGCTACTCAAGCAGACCTAGAAAGTTTGCGAAAACAGAATCAAGCTTACGAGTTAAAAGCTGGTGAGCAAGAAAAAACTATTTTAGCTTTACAGAATAAACACGCTGTACAAACTGCTGCTTTAATGGATATGCAAGCCAAGAATCAAGAAATTGAACTGGAAATGGCTAGATATTTAGATATATTTAAACGTCATAATTTAACTAAATTAGCAGCAGCAAAACCAGAACTTATCGAGGCTAGAGTAAACAAAGGTACTAAGGAGGTATTTGATGGTATTGAAGCTGATAGCGCTAGTCTCGATTCTCTTGACGACGGGGTGCAGCTTTCTGCCGAAAGAGCCCCAAGAAGTAAAGATAGTAACTAAACCTGTAGTAATACAAATACCTCAGCCTATTTTACCAAAGGCTATTGATCTTAAAGAGCCTACTTGGTACGTAGTATCTGATAAAAACTTAGATGAGTTTTTAGAACGTGTTAAAAAAGAACAGGGTCAGTTGGTCTTTTTTGCTATGTCTGTACCTGACTATGAGTTAATGTCGTACAACATGCAAGAAATTAAAAGATACATACGTGAAATGAAAGAAGTGGTAGTTTACTACAGAAAGGTAACAACTAATGAACAAGACAGCAGTATTCGAACAACTCAAGATTGATGAAGGCGTTGTATACGAAATTTATTTAGACCATTTAGGATATCCCACCTTTGGTGTAGGCCATTTAGTCCTAGATTCTGATCCAGAGCATGGTGAGCCTGTTGGTACTCCAGTATCCGAAAAACGGGTAAAGGAGTGTTTTGATCAAGACATTAAAATTGCTATTGATGAGTGTGAAGTGCTGTGGGAAAACTTTTCTGATTTTCCTGGTGAAGTACAAGAAATCTTAGTAAACATGATGTTTAATATGGGCCGGCCTCGTCTTAGCGGTTTTAAAAATTTTAGAGCTGCTTTAGCCGAAGGCGACTGGGATCGTGCAGCCGACGAAATGGTAGACAGCCGTTGGTACCGTCAAGTAGGTAAACGAGCAGAACGTTTAGAAGAAAGGATGCGAAACGTATGACTAGTTCTAAAGGCTTTAGGCCGTGATTTTTGAAGCCATAGCCGCTATCAAAATTGCAAACGAGGCTATTGGCGCTATTAAAGAATTTGCCGGACATGTTGAGACTGTTGGGCAAATGGGCAAAGACTTAACTAAACTAGCGGATGCAAAAGAAGAGCTAGAAAAGAAAGCAAACGATGGAGACATGGAATGCTTTTTTGAGCTAGAAAACATACGTAGACAAGAATATGAAATAAAACAAATGTTTATTTACGCGGGCCGACCAGGTTTGTGGGAAGATTATCAAAGATTTATAGAAAACAGGAAACTACTAAGAGAAAATGAAAGAAAACGAATTGCAAAGGCTAAAGCTCGTAGAAAAAGACTCATTAAAGAATGGAGTATTGGCATTGTTGTTGCCCTTGCCGCCCTTTCTGCTGTTGGGTTATGCGCTTACTTTTTATATTGGGTCATAACTACGAAAGGGTAACAATCTTAAGGAAAGTAAAATTATGACAGAGCTAGAAAGGTATGATTTAAATGGTGATGGAGTCTTAGACGCCGAAGAGCGAAAGCTTATGCTTGAAGACCGTCGTCGTCGAATGGAAGACGATGATGCACAAAGAGACGCTATTCGCAAAATGGCTTGGTTTGCGTTAGCTGGTCTTTTGTTATATCCTTTTGGCATCTTTTGTGCGGATGCTTTGTCTATGGGCACAGCCGCTAGTTTGATTGCGGATATTGCACCAACTTACTTTGCTTCAATTGCTGTTCTTGTTAGTGCATTTTTTGGAGCAAACGCTTTATCCTCCAGAAAAGATAAAAGCGATAGGTAATTTTTATGAGTGCAGTTTATTTACTACTAATGATGTTATCTCCAACCGGAGACGTTGTACAAAAAGGTTATTCAGAATTAACTTTTAAGTCTCTTCCAGAATGTCAAGAATTTGTAGAATACATAATCTATAATATGGAAGATAAAGTAGATAGTTTTGAATGGAATTTTAATTTTATGTTTAAAGCTACTATGTCAGACGGCTCTGCAACAGTAGGACAGTGTGTACGACAGGAAAACACATGAAACCCGAACATATAAAATGTATGCAATGTAATAAAAGCTTTCTTAAGGTAATTCAAAAAGTTTTATTTTGTTCCAGTGAATGTGAAGTTGCTTACATTAAAAAGGAAGAAAGGAAAAGTTAAATGGGTACTTTTATAGAACTAGTGGGATCATATTGGCTTTTTGCTTCTTTCTTTTTTCTTATTCTGTTAGGGTGGGTTATAAATTTATTTGGCGTAGACCAAAAAGAAGATATAGTTGGCTTTAGATATAAAGAAATGCCGCATATGCAGCCTATTCGTATTCCTACAGATGGTCGTGGTTTTTGGAAATCTATTTGGTGCTGGTTATGGGAAGTTCGTCAATGGGAAATTTCTAAAGACTGGCATTTTGAAGTAAACGGAGAAAAATATGTCATACCTAAAGGTTTTCAATTCGATGGTGCATCAGTACCAAAGTTTCTTGCTTCCTGGCTCTCTCCTACTGGAATATTGCTTACTGGCGGTCTTGTTCACGATTACGTTTATAAATATACTGTTCTTTTGAAGAAAGACAAAAAAACGGAGTCTGTTCGTATGACACAAAAACAAGCTGATCAGTTATTTCGAGATATTAATATAGAACAAAATGGTATCCATGTCTTAAACTGGGCGGCTTACTTAGCGCTAAGGCTTGGTGGGTTTGTTGCTTGGAATAAGCATCGAAAAAATTAATTAGTAAACAATTAAAATTAGTTATGCTATAATAGCCATAACTATACTCGTTGATAATAATATCTATAACACTAAGTTGGAGCTATTTGTGGAAGAAACAAAGCAAATTAGAGATGCCGTTGTAAAATTGGAGGCTAAAATGGAAGTTATGTCCGATTCTATGGTATCGTTAGCCGATTCTGTATCAAAGCTAGCCGATATTCGTGTTGAGCTTGCGGGTATGAAAAAAGATATATCATCAATATACAAAATTTCTGAAAAAAGAGATGTCGAACTAGAGGATATGGATAATCGTCTTCGGTACCTTGAGAATGCTAATACTAAAAATACATACGTAATAGGTAAAATAGATTTAGTTTGGGGTGCAATACTAACAGGCGCAGTATCCTTAGTTTACTGGTTGCTTAAAACTTAAAGGGTCATAATGAAAGTTAAAAAAGCAGAATTGCTCAGCGCTCTCAAAGCCGACTTAAAAGCAGCGGAAATTCTCAAAAGAGAACAAGATACTGTTATTCATAAATGGCGAGCAGAGTACAATGGCGAACCTTACGGAAACGAAGAAAAAGGTAAGTCTGCTATTGTATCTAGGGACATTAAGAAACAATCTGAATGGCAGCATGCTACGATTGTAGATCCTTTTGTTAGTACTAGTGATGTAATTAAATGTACTCCTATTACCTTCGAAGATGCTACTGCCGCACGTCAAAATGAACTTTTGCTAAACACACAGTTTTGCCGTAAATTTGATCGATACAACTTTATGTCTAAAGCCGTAAAAGTGTTAGACCAAGAAGGCACCCTAGTTATACAGACCGGTTGGGATTATGAAGATGAAGAAGTAACTACTATGTCCGAAATGGTGGTTATGGATCCTGATACTGGTATTGAAGTAGTTGTTGAACAAGAAGTTACAGAAACTATTGTTAAGAAAAACCAACCTACAGCAAAAGTCTGCCGTAATCATGATATTTATATTGACCCTACCTGCCAAGACAACCTAGATAACGCTCAGTTTGTAATTTATCGTTATGAAACAGATATGTCTACGCTTAAAAAAGATGGACGGTACAAAAATTTAGATAAAGTCTCTACGTCTTTTAGTGATGACTACGACTATACTAATACTCCGTCAGACCATACATTTTTTAAGTTTAACGATGAGCCTCGTAAAAAACTTGTTGTTTATGAGTATTGGGGTAACTATGACGTAAACGACGACGGTATTGCTGAGCCTATTGTGTGTGCTTGGATTAAAGATACTATTATTCGTTTACAATCAAATCCTTATCCGGACGGTAAGCCTCCGTTTATTGTTGTACCTTTTAATAGCATTCCATTTAAAATTCATGGCGAAGCTAATGCCGAGTTGATTGGGGATAACCAGAAAGTTAAGACTGCTATTATCCGTGGTATTATCGATAACATGGCACAGTCTAACAATGGACAAGTAGCAGTACGTAAAGGTGCCCTAGATCCAATTAACCGCAAAAAGTTTGTAGCAGGCCAGAACTTTGAGTTCAATGGTACTCCTAACGATTTCTGGCAGGGTAGCTACAACGCTATTCCAGGATCTGCCTTTGACATGATTGGGTTAATGAACAATGAAATTGAGTCAATTACTGGTACTAAGTCTTTTAGTGGCGGGATTAATGCTGGGTCTTTGGGTGCTACTGCAACTGGTGCTAGGGGCGCATTAGACGCTACAGCTACCCGTCGTATGAATATTGTCCGTAATATTGCGGAAAATTTAGTAAAACCTTTAATGCGTAAGTGGATGGCATATAACTCTGAATTCCTAGAGGATGAAGAAGTTATTCGAGTTACAAATGAAGAATTTATACCTGTTCGCCGTGACGACTTAGAAGGACGTATTGACATTGATATTAGTATATCAACTGCTGAAGATAACGCAGCTAAATCTCAAGAACTTTCTTTCTTGCTGCAGACCCTAGGCCCCAATGAAGACCCTGCTATTCGCCGTCAACTTATGGCGGATATCATGGAGTTAATGCGTATGCCTGATCAAGCTAAGCGTATCCGTGAGTACCAGCCTCCACCTAATCCTGTACAAGAGCAGTTGAAGCAGCTAGAAATGCAACGTTTAATGCTTGAAAACGAAAAGCTTAAAGCAGATATTTCCGACAAAATGGCTCGTGCCAATGAAAATACTATTGATGCAGAGCTTAAGAAAAATAAAGCAGCAGTTGAAGCCGCTAAAGCTCGTAAGTTAAGTAGTGAAGCTGATATGACAGATCTGAAGTTCGTTAAAGAAGACGAAGGTTTTGGGCATCTTGAAAAAGTTGAGTTGGAAGATCTTAAGCATGCCCAGCGCATGCAACAAGAAGAAGCTAGGCGTCAAGCTAATTTAGAACAAATGATGGTACAGCAACGTGCTGGTGACAAAAACATTGGGGTAATGTAATGAGTTATATTGAAAAAGCTAAACAGAACCAGGCTAATGCCCAAAAAGCAGATGCTTGGAATAAGATGCAAGAAGAAATGCGTATTCGTGAAGAAGTAGAACGTACTGCTGCAGAGAAAGAAAGGGCACGTACACAAAAACTAGTTTCTGAGTTTGCCCCTACTCAGCGTGAGTATGAAATTCAGATGCAAGCTGATCAGATGGCTCGTGATATGGGTAGACCTATTTCTGAAAGTGACTATGCAACAGCTGCTCGTAACTATCGTTATCAACCTGATAATCCTCGTGTGTTTACTTCACAAGAACTAGAGCAGCAGAAAAGGGATAACGAAGCTTTATATCAAGCTAATAACCCCCAGGGTTCTGTTAATGAGGTACTACAGCAACGCACTCAAAAACCTGAGTCAAGTTGGTGGTCAGACACGGTAAATCGTATTAAAAACTTTGATTTTCTTACTAACCAGAGTAAAGAACAACAAGCTGAGTACACCCGGATGGGTCAAGAAATGCGACAGCAAATGGAAGATGATGCTTACCAGACTGCGCTTGATAGAGCAGCTAGCATGCGTGATCAATCTGAAGAAAATATTAACTTACTTATCGAAGAAGAACTTAAAAGAAGGGGCCTATAATGGAAGGTTTAGCGCAACAAATGGCTCAACCTGCTATGCCGCAAGAGCAAATGCAAGAAGTAGCTATTATGGAAAAAATCATTCAATTATTGATGGAAGGTATGGATCCCGAAGAAATTGTTAATATGGGTGTACCTCCAGAAATAGTTATGGAAGCTATTACTATGATGGAACAGCAAATGGCAGCACAAAACGCACCGGAACAAGGACTAGCTGCACAAACTGCAGGCAAAATGTAATGGGCGGATTAGCAGAAAAATTAGCCTGCAATAAACCTAAGCGTACACCTAACCACAAAACTAAATCCCATGTGGTTTTAGCTTGTGAAAATGGTAAAAAGAAAACTATTCGTTTTGGTCAACAAGGTGTAAAAGGTTCTCCTAAAAAGAAAGGAGAATCAAAAAAATATGCGGCTAGACGCAGATCTTTTAAGGCTCGTCACGCTAAAAACATTGCTAAAGGCAAAATGTCAGCGGCTTATTGGGCTGATAAGGTAAAATGGTAATGACTCCAGTTCTGGTCAAATGGGTAGACATAGTCTCTTGGTCAGGCTGGAATGATGAACTAATCGAGCAAGGACAAGACGAGCCAGCAGTATTCTACACGGTCGGGTTTATCCTACGAAAAACAAAAACAAAGCTCACAATATCTGATACGGGTAATGCTATCGGAAATATCACTACATTTCCAATAGGATGTGTCCAAGAGATAAAGGAGTTAAAAAGTGAAGAACCTAACAAAACTACTAAAGTATGCAAACGAAAGGCAAGTTAAAAAGATTCAAATCTATACTGGCTTCTTAAAAAGGTGATAGATGTTGGATCCAGTTTCAATTATTGGTATAGCCACTACAGCTTTCAAGGGACTCAAGGCAGCAGTGGAAGCGGGCAGGGAGCTAGAGGACTGCATGGGCCAACTGAGTCAGTGGGCGGGTGCGATAGCGGATCTAGACAAATCAGACGAACTTATCAAAAAGAAGAAAAACTCCCTGTTCAGATCGTTGCTGCCAGCCAATGGCAAGAGTGTCCAAGCACAGGCTATGGAAGCGTTCGCAGCAAAGAGAACAGCTCAGAAGCAGAGGGAGGAATTACGCCAACTGATTCAATTCACAACTGGCAAACACGGTTGGGACGAGTTTATGCGGATGGAAACGCAAATACGAAAGGATCGACAGTCTGCGCTGTATGCTGAAATAGAACGCCGAGAAAAACTTAAAGAGTTGGGTATTGGAGTCCTAGTATCTTTGTTTGCAATCGCTGTAATGTCTGGCGTTGTAGTTCTAGGGGTGGCCATCTATGGGGTTAAGTGAGCTAATTTTAATTATGTCTATGGAGACTGCTACTTGGAGTATTGATCCTGATGGCATCCCACAGATCTGTATGAAAGTTCCTACAGAGATAGAGGGTGAGGAATTTAAAGGATGTACCTCAGTACCAGAAGAAATTCTTTACAAATGGCTGAATGACACAATGGTAAAAGTATGAGTGGAACGAATAGTAAAGGACTAGCTGAAACAATAGCAAAGAAAAAGAAAGGCAATAAAATTTGCGCTGAAGGAATTGCGTGGGCAAAAAGAACATTTGACAAGTACCCAAGTGCATATGCTAACCTTGCCGCATCAAAATATTGTAAAGATCCTAACTATGCTAAAAATAGTAAAAGGAAGAAAAAGACATGAGCTTGGCAGAGTGGTTGGCAGAAGATTGGGTTCGTATTGATTCTAATGGTAATATTGCAGGAAAATGCGGTACGTCCAAAAACAAGCGTAATCCTGACAGGTGCTTACCACGAAAAAAGGCTCAAAGCCTTAGTAAGGCCGAAAGAGCTGCTACAGCTAGGAAGAAAAAAGCTGAGTCTAATGGCGGAAAAAAGCAATTCGTAAAGAATACTAAAAAAGCAAAAGTAACTAGAGGATAAATAAATGAAACCATGTAAACAATGTAAAAGTTATAAGAAGTGCCTGCAAGCAGGTAAGTGCCTAGCTAAGGAAAAAGCAAAAGCAAAAGCAGCTGCTCCTACTGGCGGTAAAGGCTACTAGTTATGATTAAGATTAAAGACGAGAACAAAGGTAAGTTTACTGCTTGGGCTAAACGTCATGGCCACAACGGTGTAACTAATGCTGCTATTGAAGAAGGTTTAGCTTCTCGTCTTGCGTCTGTTCGTAAACAAGCACAGTTTGCTAAAAACGCTAGATCTTGGAATAAAAAGTAATGGAACAAGGTTTAGCAGCTCAAATGGTTTATGGTAATGGTGAAAACCAAAATACCAAACAATATTATGCGGGTGTAATAAAAAAACCACGTAAAAAGAAAAGATGTAAAGTAAAAATAAAAAAATAGTTGTAATCAAGAGTTTAAGTAGTATATAATTGGGAAGTATTGACAATTACCCTTATGGCATTGTAAATACTAACAAAACTTAAACAAACAAAAAGGATTCAATAATGAACAACCTTACTGATCAGCAAATTCTTGAAGTAGAAAATAGTTATTGGGCAGACATGTGGGCTTCCCTAGAAAGACTAAAAGAAAATAAAGATTTCCAACGGGTTATCTTAGAAGGTTACTTTAAAGATAAAGCCGTTAATGGCGTTAGCCTCCTAGCGCAAGATGCAATTGTTGCAAATGGTCATCGTACAGCTGTAATGGAAGACCTAATTGCTATCTCTAGTTTAGAGGATTTTTTTGTAACAATTGAAAATCTGGGCACTATTCCTTCGGAAGACGAAGAATAAGTAAGGAGGTATAGGCCATGCGTGAAGAAGATTTATGGGATATGTCTGATGAAGATCTTGCTAAAGCTTTTAAAGAAGCTCAAGCTTCAGAAGACTCCCCGGAAACTGATCTAGAAGAAGATCAGGTACCTGAAGAATTTGCTGAATCAGACTCTTCTACCGAAGAAGTTGGGGAAGATGTAGAAGAAAATGAAGAAGTAGAAAATGATAATGGTCCAGAACAACTTGAAGATGATGATGATCTTGAAGACTCAGGCCATGATGCTAGCGACGAATCTGAAGCAGATGAAGTAGCTGAAGAAGACGAGGAAGAATCAACTGAAGATGATCTCGACGGAGACTCGGAAGAAGAAGAACCTAGTTCTGAGGATACTGAAGATGAAGAAGAGGAAGAGCAACCAGTACAGTCGTATAAGTTTCGTGCGAACGGAAAAGAATACGAATTTAGTAGTGAAGAAATTGTAGACCAGTTTCCAAAGATTTTTGGTCAAGCAATGGATTACACCAAAAAGATGCAAACCATCAAACCTTGGCGTAAAACTATTGATGCAATTGAAAGCGCTGAATTAAGTCATGAAGATGTAAGTCTTATGATTGATGTACTGAAGGGCGACAAAGGTGCTATTACTGAAGTATTGAAACGAACAGGTGTTGACACCCTCGAACTAGATGCGGATGAAAACAAACCTTATGTGGCTAAGGATTATGGTCGAGACGATGGTGCCTTGGCTATCAAAGACATTGTCGATGATATAAGCCAAGACGTAGAGTATGCAACGACTCATAATATTTTGTCTAAGGAATGGGATGACCGCTCATGGGCGACTATGGCAGAAAACCCAGAAATGATAAAACTGCTACACACAGACGTAAAGAGTGGTATGTACAGTACGTTACAACCACTAGCTGAAAAGCTAAAAGTTTTTGATGGTGGTAGGAAGTCAGACTTAGACTATTATAAAGAAGCTGCTCAACAGCACTTTAACCAAGTTGCTGAGCAAGAAGCTTACGAAGAGCGATTAGCGGAAAGACAAGCTGCTAAAGAAGCTAAAGAAGCTGAGAAAGCTAGATTAGCGGAAATTAAAGCTAGGTCTGAAAAGCGAAGCGCTACTAAGCAAGCCTCTGCAAAGCGGAAGGCTGCAGCACCTACAAAAGTTGCTACAGCTGCTCGTGATGTAATTGATTATTTGGATGATTCTGATGAAGCTTTTGATGAATGGTACCAACGGTTACAGAACGAGATGTAATTAAATCATCATTGGGGGTAATAACCCCCTTAAAGCTATAGAGGATTATTAAAAATGGCTACTAATGTATACGGTACTGGCGCAAACAGCACTGCTGGCGCTAATACTATTGTTCACTACTATGACCGTGCAGGCGTCAAAGCGGCTAACCGCGTAAACGTCTATGGTCAATTTGCTGATCGTAAATCTATGCCTAAGAAAATGGGTAAGACGTTCAAGATCTCAAAGTTCTTGCACATGTACGATCGTTCTATTAACGATGCTGAGTTTGCTGCAAAAGGTTTCCTTTCTGCGCGTTCAGTTGCAGATGTAAACACTGCTCTGACTAATGCAACTCTTAGCGAAGGCGCTGGCGCTGTAAACAAGCGTTCACTGCAGAAAGTTACAATGGAAACTTCTCTGGCTCGCTACGGTGAAATGATCGACTACTCTGATGAAGTTGAACTTTTCTCTGAAGACGCTATCCAGGTTCGTTACCGTGAAGAACTAGGTGAGCTAGCAAACTCACGCATGGAAGATCTGATTCAGATCGACATGTTGGGTACTGGTACAGTTATGTACGCTGGTGATGCTACTGCAATGAACGAAATCGATGAAGACTCTGCTGTTTCTTACGATCTTATTCGTAAGGCAGTACGTAAGCTTGTTCGCAACCGTGCTCAGAAAAACACTCAGTTGGTAACTGGCTCTAACAAAATCGATACTCAGACTGTTGCAAAAGCATACTACGCTATTATCGGTGCTAACGTTAAGGGTGACCTTGAGACTTTGACTCGTGGTACTGTTGCTGATAACGGCATGACTGAGTTTGTTTACATTCCAGCTCACAAGTACGCGTCTGCAGCTACTCTGGCTGAAGGCGAAGTTGGTGCTATGCACGAAGTTCGTTTCATTGAGTCTGAATCAGCTGTAGTTTACGCTGGTGAAGGTGCTGCTCTGCCTGCTGACTACGCTGGCGGTCTGTCTAACGACGGTTCTAACTTTGACGTATTCCCAATCCTCTTCCCAACTCAAGGTTCATTTGCAACCGTTGGTTTGAAGGGTCAGGATAAGATCAAGTTTAACGCTAAGTCACCTGAAGCAGTAGAAAACGCTAACCCATACGGTACTAACGGTTTCTTCTCATACAACTTCTTCTACGCAGGTATTATCCTGGAAGAAGAGAAGTTACTCAAAGTATTGGTAGCTGCTTCTGCATAATAACTAGCAATTAGTTATGGAAACCCCTCTTCGGAGGGGTTTTTTTATGTCTAAAGTATCTAGGGGAAAGTACTTTAACTATCCCATTAGAGATATATATCAGTATCTGCTTATATAATATAATTACATTATTAGTTAATTATTTTAGGAGACACTAATTATGGCTATTAATAAGCAATTCATGGCGTTAACAATTATCGCTACAGGTATCATCGGCTTCACATTTGGTCCTGCACACGCATTCTTCGATGACGGTAATGGCAACACTGCTGGTGGTATGACATCAAAGTCTATCGGTAACGCAAGTGGCGAAGGTGAAGGTACTTTCGGCATGACGTTTGAAGGTTCTGGTTCAACTTCTGGCGCAGTTAATGGAAATACCGTAGGTCGTGCATCTGATGATGTTGACACTAGCGGTTCTGTAACTGGTTTTGGTGATGGCCGTGGTGATGCTAAGGGTACAGCACGTTTTTCAATGACCTTTTCTGGTCGTGCGAAAGGCAATGGTGACTTTACCTCTAATAATGAAGCATCAATGCAAAACATGTTTGGCGCTGAAAATCGCCCTTACTACTACTCTAAATAAGTTGTAGTAACAAAACGACCACGCAGCCCCTCTTTGGAGGGGTTTTTTCTTAAAATACTTTACATAATGTTAATAGTTATATATAATGTGCTTGCAACATTAACTTTAATCTAAATAACCTATGAAGGACTTAGAACTATGTCAACATTAGATGAACTTAAAAAAGAAGCTGACGATTTGGGCGTAACATACGCTAAAAACGTATCAGCAAATAAACTTCAAGAAAAAATTGAAGAGTTTTATGAATCTAAAGAAAATGCAGCACCTAGAGTTGAGGTAAAACTTGAAACTAAGGATGCAGATAAAGCAGATAAGGGTGCAGCTAAACGACTAGCGCGAGAAAAAGCTGCTCGTCAAACAAAAGTTGTTACTATTATTGATAATGATCAGAGAGTTAACAACCAAACAACTACCTGTACTGTTAACTGCTCAAACGAATTTTTTGATTTAGGTACTGTAATTTTACCGCTTAACGAAAAAATTGAAGTAGCTATGGGTCATATTCGTACGTTAGAAGAAGTAAAAATTCCTCAACACGTACGTGATAATAAAACTGGCTTAGCATCTGTCCGGTTACGTCCTCGATACACAATTTCGTACGAGAACGTGTAATAAACAGTAGGGCCTTCGGGCCCTTTTAATGTGTACGAGGAAACACCATGAGCTCTACTGTAGCTAAATTTACTATTACTAAAGATGTAGATAATACATTTATCTTTACTATCAAAGCTGATGGGTCTACTACGGCCATTACTATTGATCCTACGGATCAGTTTACCGCTCGTTTAATTTCTTTAGAAGATGAAAATTTAGCTATTACTAAAGATTTAATTCATCAAGATAGAGTTAATGGAAAAGCAGCATTAGTTATTACTGCCGCAGAAACAGAAAATCTGGTAAAGGAAAGAGGGTCAAAAGCTGATCGTTTTTACCTTAAACCTGTTTATAAATTAGTCATAGAATGTAGTACTGTAGAAAATGGCAATTTTATAGCAAAGGTTCCAGAAGTTTATGTCGACTAAAATTACTACCTCCGTAGACGTAGAGTTAGAGAATACCGAAGTAACTCTTACTACAAACGATGTTATAGAAACTGATGTAGGGTACGAAGACCTTACCTTAGAAGCTAAAGATTCTATTGTAGAAGGATACAAAAAAGAATACTCCATAATTGGGGATGGTCTATATGCATCGATTAATCAAGATGAAGCTCCTGAATGGTTAACAGGATTAATCGGCAATTTAACAAATGCTGCTATTAGTAGTGGTTTTAATGACTATAACCAAATTGTTCAAGAAGTTAGAAATGCTATTGATGCTATTGACGTAGCCAGAAATACGTATGTCGAACAGATAAACATTACCCCCCTAGTTGATGGTATTGTTGCTTCAAGACTTGCAACGTTAAATGCCAGCATAGATAACACTTACGCCACTAAAACAGAAGTAGACGTTGCTGTAGCAACCTCAAAACAGGCTGCAATTCAGCAAGTTACGGATCTTGCCACTAGTTTTAACGATACTACAAACGCTCGTATTACTGAGGTTAATTCAATATTAACTGAGGCAGATGAGTCACTAGCACAAAGTATTGATTCTGTTAACGCCTCTCTCAATACACGAGGTCAAGAAATTGACGCTAATGCAACAGCTATTCAGGGTTTAAATAGTTATGTAGGCGTAAGTGGAGCTGGCAATCCCGATGGAACAGGTATCCTAGCTAGTCTTACAGTTTTACAAAAGCAAAATGATGGACAAATTGAAACTTTTGTAGGACAACATCACGTTGTAGTCCACGATACCGATCCAGATGATGGTCAAGATATAGAGGAGTTGCTTACCAACCAATGGCCGTATGCCTTGTGGACTCCTATGGAAGGCACCGTAGATCCTACGTTTACCGAACGTACTGCTTATAAGGGAAATGAAAGCGATCTGTATCCAGTACCAGAACATACTGTTTACCACAATACTAGCGCCGGCACTTATTGGGAATATAGTATATTAAATGGTTGGGAAGAAATTATTGAGGCGGACTTTAATGCCAGAAGAGAAACTGTACGCGCTGCTCATGTTGGTGATACTTTTATTAACTATGGGTACGCTGCTGATGGCGTAACAAGAGAGTATCATGAATCTTTAAAGTTTATAAAAAATACTCCTGATGATACCGACCCCTATAGTACCGACAGCGAAGGATATAGTTGGGCTTTAATTACTGATAATGATGCAGAAGCTGCATATCTCCAAGCTTTAAACGCTTATGACTTAGCCGATAACAAACGTAGAGTATTTGTTGAACAGCCTACAGGTCCTTATGATGCAGGAGATTTGTGGGTAGACAGTAGTACAACCCCTCAAATTGTAAAAGTAGCAACAGTTTCAAGGGTACTTGGCTACAGCGCAGAAGAGTGGGTACAAGCAGACCAACAAGCACAGAATTTTATTGATAATACATATGCGTCTGACCAAACAACAATTAATCAGCAATTAGACGGAAAAATAGAATATTTCTTCTATGATTCCTATGGTAGTATAGAAGTTTCAGAAAATACCCCTGCGACTAGCGCTACAGAAGCTTTAGACGCAATTAAGGCTGATTGGACTACTCCAGCTCTTCAACGTGCAAATCACGGGAATGTAGTCTATTTTAAAAATAGTCGAGAGGCATATTGGTACCAGTACAGTACTGATTCATGGCTTACTCTTACAGATACTTCTATCTATGAAGCATTGCAAAATGCAGCAACAGCACAATCAACTGCAGATGGTAAAGTATCTCATTACTATGCTTGGTTTGATCCTCAAGATAATGATACTCCCGCTGATTTTGACATTCAAGAGTATCAAGAAAATGCTGAAGGAGATTATGTTTTAAACGATGATGAAACGGCTTATGTAGATTATGATTCAAATAACTATGGACCAAACGACCCTCAGCCACAACGATACAACCTAGTTACAATAGATACCGTAGTAGCTGCAGGATTTAAGTATTGGCTTAAACGAACTAGTACAACTCCTGAGCCTGAATCCGCACCGATTTATACTTTATATTACTTTATTAATAATGCATGGAGTGCTTATCCTAACGTCTCAGAAGGAGACGTTGTAGTATGTTATAACATTAATGTATTGGATGAAGTAACATTTACATTCACTGGGAGTACGTGGAAACGTACCGGCGTAGATGGCGTAGTATCAAAAAGCGATTCTTTTACTAGTTTATCAAATGATGTTAGGGGTCCTACAGGGTTAGTAGCTGCTTCTATAAGTAACTTACGTAATGAAAGTTTGGCTTATGCTGACGACGTAAGTGCTAACGTAGAAAATAAATTTAGTTATGACAGTATATTAAAACTAAATGGAGAGTACTACAAGTCTGGTTTTGGTATTACTAGTCAAGGTATAGCAGAAACCGAACAAACTGGTACTGGTGTTAGTACGGAAACCGCATTTGATAGTGAGTTTTGGGTTAGAGCAGATAGGTTTGTACTTACAAACTCTGATGGAAGTACCAAAGCTACCTTTGATGTAAGCGATAATAGTATTAAGCTAGGGGTAGAGCATACTGAAGCTACCCGTAATGTAGGCCAAGGAAGCTACGTTAGTGATACTAATTATGTTAAAGGG